TTATAATCGACGCCACCCTCGCGACGAATCTATATCCAGAGGGGGCGTCGGCCACTCCACAGATACCGGAAAGCCAGATTGCATGTGAATTCTATTTAGCGCTATGCGGTATCTTTTCCACAACACCAGCATTTTTCCCTCCTCCTCACTGGCATCATCAAAATCTGCCGCATCTTGAAGCGGCGAGATTCGGACAGCTGCTACTCCAAGTAAATAGTCCCGATGCTTCAATGCCAGAGTAGCAAGCTCATCGTACGTTAGCGGTGGAGGGTCCATTAAGATTGGCCTTCCGCGCACATCCGGACAAATCACCTTGCCCATCGACTGGCCATCAAGCAGTCGCATATGCTCATCATCAGTCACCTCGACTGCGTCAACAGGTAGAGATGCTGAAACTTCAGAATCATAAAAGAGGCCAGTCTGCGCGCTATACAAAATCATGTCCGTACCCCTCATGTCCCAATCGCAATCCAGTTGAATGCTAACGAGGCTGCTACGCCCGGGCTGCCAGAAGATCCTGAAGTGGTGTAAGCACGAAAGGATCCGTTGCTCACAATGTTGAATCCGAGGGAGACGTTACTTGCTGCTGAAATAGCCAAGGCCCCTACAATGCTTTTAGGGGGTGCGGAGAATGAAATCGGCATGGATACCAGCAAGACGCCACTGGCATTTGTAGTGGCGGCGCCCCATTGAATAATCAATCCACCTGGCAGCTTCTGGAATCCGTTAGCAGTGAGCTGCTGTCCTACTGTGAATTGCTGCGCGATAAAAGCAGCTGTCGCCTCGGCCGCAACGTCCCATTTCGAAACCCCATCTGAAACCAACATGATTGAATCGTTGGTCGCAAGCACAGCGGTATTGCCACCAGCCCCCGCGGAGCCGCCGATGGTGTCAGAGCCATTCCCCTTGATGATATTGCTTGAAGCGAGTGAATTATTTGCGCGCAGCCCAATCAACGCACCCGCCGTTACGGAACTTGCGGCCGGCAGAATCAGCGTACCACCGCCAGAGCCCGTGATGCCTATGATTGATCCGGCGTCTGCGCTCACAAGACTGACAGTGGCCCCGCTGAGTGCAATGTTTCGAAAATTGTTAGCCTGCACCCCTGCCGCTTTTAGAGTGTTCGCATTCACCAGCGCGTCACCTACGGCGAAGCGCGTGAGGTCAGGTGCAGTGGGCTTGCCAGTCATTGCAGGTGAATTAAGGGCTGCAAACTCTCGCCACGACGACCAGGTGCCGCCTGCTTGAGATCTGTAGAAAATCCTGACCGTATCTACGCTGCCACCCGCCAAAATCGCGCAGATCTGGAGGCACCCGCCGTTGTTGTACGGGGCGGTCATAACCGAAAGATTGGAGGATGCTGGCGTATTCAGCGTCGCGCTGGTTGTCCGGTAAAAACCTCCATTGGTCGCCAGATTCAGATCATTGGAGGGCGGCAACGGGCCCAGGAGCGTACCAACACCAAATGTGGCCAATGCACTCTGAACAAATGAAGTGTTCGCAATAGAAAGATCGTTATCCCCAACAGCCGCCGTTGGGGCTTTTGGATCGCCAGTGAACGAGGGCGAGTCCAGCATTGAAAACTCTTTCCAGGCATTCCAAGACCCGCTGGATTTGGTCCGATAGCAAATGCGCACTGGTGGCGACAAAGCGCAGCAGATCTGGAGTGCAGCACTCCCGTCGCTATAGGGAATATGGATTAACGAGGAGTTTGCTGAGATGGGCAGATTCAAGGCAGTCGAAATTGCGAAATACATCCCACCGTTACTCACCGCGTTCAAATCGGTGACTTGCGGACCGTTGACGGCGCCCAAGCCAAATGCTGCCATGCCCTGCAGGATCGACATCATGGTCGCGACTTGATTGCTGTTGGTCCCCACGGCAGCAGTCGGGGCCTGTGGTGTGCCAGTCAGTACGGGACTGATGAAGTCAGTCTGTTGCAGCGATATGTTTGAGCCATCGCAGAAGATGTTCGTCGTGGTCCCGCGAGTCACCGTTACTCCATTGCCGTTTGCCGTTTTGAGGGTAACGGTGAACGCGCCGGTGGTGGTGTTGATGACCTGCCAGTGGCCGGATATTGCCGGGAAAATGACCGATTTGTCCGCAGTGAGCGCACCGGTCAGGGAGATGATGGCCATACCATACTGAGCTTGAGTTAAAGTAGTGGCGGCCGAGCCAGCGATGTTGACGTTAACCATCCCGTTCACAGCGGTCTGAACGAACGCGTCAGTGGCTAACAACGTAGAACTGTCGCCGGCCGTCTGGGTTGGTGCCCTTGGTGTCCCTGCCAGACTGGGCGAGTCGATGGGCGCAGCGCCAAGGTTGCTGAGAGCGCCAGGCGCGGTATTCGACCCGGTTCCGCCTTTGAGGATCGGCATCACCCCGGATACATGGTCCACTGTGGTTGGCCATTGCCCCGGACGAAGCAGGCTCCAAATGCCAACATCTCCCGCGCCTTGGGGTGTAATGCCAGTGTTGGCGGAAATGGCCTGGAACAGATTACTGGCATAAAAGACAAAGGCGCCTGCCCTGTATGCCACATCGCCACGCCACGACAGGCACCCTTGGCGTTCAAGTTCCTGCAGGCCCAGGTCAACCCTGATCTGCCAGTAGTTCTGCATCCGCGCAGTGGGCGGCTCCGCTGTTGCACTGCCAACCCATCCTTCCTCGATAACGCTCTGGTCAGCAGTGGCGGACTCTCCACCCATTTGGTCTGCGGCAGCATCTTCTGCCCATACGCGGTTGTAACTTGCAGGACGAGTCATTAACTGCCTCCATTGATAGAAGTGATTTCAACGCCCATCGGTTTCGGGATGAGGTCGTAGTTGACGGCGAGGTAGTAAAGAACACTGCTATAGCTGGTTGTGTTCAGATTGATGGTCATGGTCATGTCCTTGTTATCGATGACCGTGCACGAGATGCCGAAGATGTCGTCTACGGCTTGCTTGACCGAGTCGATGGTGCAAAGAATCGAGTTTTTGTAAATCTTGCCCTTGATCACCGATCTGAACGCGTAGTCGGGAATAGGGATGGTCTGGGTGGCGGCCGAGGCGTCGTAATACGGCGCCTGGTTGTAGCCCTTGGCAATGAGGTCTCCCCGATAGCCAAAATACTCAAGCGCCCCCATCGAGATGCGCGGCCGCTCGGTGATGCCCACGATGCGACCGACGATGTCGAGCATGACGCCTGAGACATTCTGGTAGTCGAGGATGTAGTTCAGAATCTGAAGCGGGTTTTCCAGGCTTGATGCAACGAGAGACGGGATGGTGTCGATCCAGCGGACCAGTTTCGGCCCCCTCTGGTACCACCCGTATATGCGCGACTCAGCCTTCGACACGTAATCGAAATTGGCGTCCGGCATTGGGTTTTACTCGTAGTCGATGTTGATATTCGCAGCGGTAATAACCGCGAGCTGATTGAAGGCGATGGGCACCGTCAGCAGGTTGATCGCGCTGAGGCTTGTCCCGATGTAAAGCGAGTTGATCATCCCTGCCCCAGCAACAACGAAATTGGCCGGTGTATAGAGGCGACCGGCGGTAACGCTCTCGCCGATCTGGAACCCGCGCTTGATGAAGCCACTGGTCTGAGTGAAGCCTTCCAGGGAGTAGGAGACGGTTTGATTTTTGATCGTGGCTTTGTCGGTATCGGAAAGCGTGGTGCTTGTGATCGACATGTGTTCGTAGATCGTGACCAACTGCGGCCTGTAGAAACTCAACGTGATCGGATTTCCGGCGGGTGTAGCAGTCAGCCCTGTCACTCTGTAGGCCATCAAGTCCGTACGGTCCGAGTTATCGCCGCAACCTGGCGATTTTACGGAGGCGAAGGCCTTGAGGATGTCAGCGTCCGCTCCACCATCAACGATCAGCATGATCGACTTCGGCATCAGGCCGTTACCGTCCGTGACGGTACGCGTGTTTTCGTAGATCCTGACCTGCTTGACCCCCGTCACCAGGTAAACCACCGAGTACAAAGCGTCGATGACATTGCTTGATCGGGTAGCCACCGCCACATTCCTTCGGAAACGGTAGTCGGGGTCGCCTTCCTGAGCATCGCCCACCGAGGCAGCTACAGGGTTTGTCACGCTGGTTACGCCCGCTGGCACTGACCCGTAGATGGCCGATAACTCCCCCACATTCGCTGGCTGTGCACCCGACGTGGTACAGGTAACGCCGACAGTGCCGGTGCCACTGCTGTCCAGCTTTATCGCTCCGTCTGTCGCCCACAATGTGTCGGTCAGGGTGTTGCGGATGGTGGTCCCCGCCGGCACCGTCGCGCCCGTGTTTCCCTTGAAGGCTGCGGTGCACGTCGAGTAAGTGGCCACTGCGCGAGGGATATTGCTGATCGCGCCGATCCGGTCCAGTTGCAAGCCAACCGCGCTATTGGGGTCCAGCGTGTTATAGACCGCCGTTACCAACTCATCCAGGTTGGCAAGGGTCTCTGACCATATCTGCAACGCCATACCGTCAGGCGCGGACGAATCCAGATCCCACGCAGAGTCGATACCCCGGTACTTGGACTTGAGCGCGGTGAGATATTCCTGCGTGGTGGTCAGAGTAACGCCGCTGCTGGTTACTTCTGCCATATGTTTACTCCGATGTTGTATAGGTGACAGTGGCAACGATGCCGGATTCATTGGTTACGGTCATGGCCACGCTGTAAGTGCGCGTGGCCTTGTCCACGTTGAGGGTGAAGTCGGTGATCTGCGTGACCTTCGCCGATTGCAGAACCGACTGTTTGAGCAGAATTTCCACCATTGCCGGATCGGTCTTGCCCAGCAGTCCATCAAACCAAGGCGTACCTTTGGACTGGTTCAGAAAATCCTCTGTAAGAATCTGGCGCAGCAGGTAAACAACTCCCGCTGCTAACTCTTCTTTGTCAGACAGAAAGACACCGGGGCCGCTCGTCACGAGGTCGGTCCCGTCAAATGTTCGAATCATGGGAGTCTCGATCGGTTTAAGGTATTGGCGGTCCAGAGATCGCATTGCCTGCCATGACGCCGCTGTGGGTGTGCGTGGCGCCGATGTTCACACCGTTATGAAAGAGTCCGGACGCCGATAGCACGAGCGTCTGCCCGCCGACAGTAAGCGTCACATCATTGTTGGTTGAAACAATTGCGGTGCCGCCGACCTTCAGATCAATCGCGCTATCGGTGGCCGTGATGGAGACATTACCGCTTTTGTTGGCCAAACCTGCGCCGGCGCTGGGCATGGGAGCGAACGCTGTAACGGCTGATCTCAGGCCGGGCTGGAACATCGCATCGGTGGCGTTGAACATGCGCAGGCTGGATGGCTGTACCGATGCGCCAGCGGCCAGCCAATCATCAATGCATCGTTGAGAGAAATGCGCCCACCCCTCATCGCCTTGACTCAATGCATAAAAAAAGGCCCACGATTGTGAGCCTGGGAACACGACCGGAACATCGACAAGGACTGATAGGTCCTTCCACACTCCCTGCTGCTTTCTTTTCACTCCAAGCTGGATCTGAGCTCGCTGCGTAGCTGGATCAAAAGCGATCAGCGTAGCGGGCATACTCGTGTAGATCTTCGCGAGACCGCTCTTGAAAGACATTTCGAGCATATCGCTGACATTCAGATGGCGATCAACCATTGGCGTCCCCCTTGGTGACTGGATTCCAGCCTACTCCACGGGAATCACCCTGAATGGAGGTGGACCATGCATCCGAGTAGAAATCTCCGGTATGCATGATCGAGCCGACGTAATACTTGCCTGATTTGACCTGAGTGAGCTGTGACTGGTCGGAGAAACTAGCGTCTTGGGCCGAGGCCACGCTATAGCGACTCTTCACCACAATTTCATCACCTGGGAGGATCTTGGTGTTAATACGTGTCACCACATTGACCGTTGACCCCGAGGTGAAAAGCGGCGAGCCTTCCATGCCGTTTTCTGCCGAAATCTCATGGCTGTTTCCACTCCCCCCGCCGGACACAGGAATGATCAGAACCTTGTTGACCAAACGGTAAACGACGAAACCGAAAGACCTTCCCAAATCGTCGAGAACTGCATACGGCGGCGCTGCCGCTGATAGCTTCGCCACTCGCCCCAACGAGGGCCAGAAGTTGTTGCTTGTGGAATCTATCGCAGGAGCGAAGACATAGGGCACCCCCAGGTCTGCAGCGACCTCTTGAACAATGTCACAGACCCTGGTACCACTCCCCCACGTCTTGTTGATACGTGCGTCGGTTTCCACCTGGCTGATCATCGAGCAATGGAGAAGCAGATACTGCTCAGGCCCTGACCTGCCCTTGCTAGGGATGAAAACATTGCCGTCGAAAATCGTGTCAAAGCTGTCGTTGTATCCGGCCACCAGCTTGACCCGATCATACTTACTGATGATCTGGTCCATGGACGTGACATTCAGTCCATATATCGTGATCTGTGCTGTGCCCTTGATTGAGCCCGTTCCAGAGTAATAGCTGACCTCAAACTTCACTTGCACAGGCGCCGTGATCTTCAAATATTCGCTGCTGAACCGGGAGTAGAGTGTCAACTCGTAATAGCGTCCATAGAGAACTCCCATATCAATACTCCCAAGTGAGAACGTTAGTCATACCAAGGTTGGCAACGGTGGCGGGCTCGCCAACCAGGTAAAGCCTCCCCAAGCCAAGCTGCAGCCCTGAAAGCAGATCCATACCAGGATGCAAACCGCGCCCCTGAAAAACGGGTGTGCCTGACGAGTCATACAGGCTGACCACGTAATAGGAGAACCGGGTAAGCCACCGAAAACTGAATGTGTAGGCATTGCTGCCGAGCGAGGACTGAAAGGTGAAGTAGCTATAGCTGCTGGGTAGCGAAAGCGTCTTGGTCGTCATGACGGCACCACCGTCCCGGCGTTCACCGAACTTTGCCCCTGCGTAGACTCAGTACCATCACCGAGGGTTGTAATGACTGAGCCAGTACCGGTATTGGACATGATCATGGGCTGAGCCAGGTCAATCTGAAAAGTGGCTCCAAGCTCTGATTCTTTGTCGAGCACCGAGCGCACGCCGATGACGACCACATTTTTATAGGTCTCCCTGGTGCCTACGAAATTGATCAATGCGCCGCTGACCTTCAGATAATGAAGTGCGTTTTTGACTGTCGTAGAGCGGGTGGATGAAGAACTGGAGAGAGTTGCCCCCATGCCAAGCCCCAGCAATGTCAGTGCAGTACCACTGAACTTTGCCACGACCGCGCCTGCCGCCGCCCCCATTAACGCGGCCCCCGCCGTCGACGCCGCAACAGAACTCGATGCCGTGAGCACCTTGAATGGATTGTCACTCACACCAACAGTCACGCTGAGCACGTTCGGATTCTGAATGGAGTGATCGGAGGCAATGGCTCCGCTTTCCAACGGGTACTGCGACATCTTGGCAGAGACATGCTGCGTCTCGGAAATGATCGCATCGAAGATGATCGGCGCGAATCCATTCCCGCCGAGGGTGGGCACTTTGTTGAGGAAAATTGCTGCAAGGCTCATTGATCAAGGTCCGTGCTGAAGTGAGACATCGCGACCGTCATCTGCCCTTGAAAGTAATCGCTGGCAGCGCGCATCGCTTCGCTGGTGATGTGGTGAACATCCGTCGAACCGCGAGCGTCGATGTGCACAATATTCCCTTCTGAACCGGCGGGCTGGGCCTGCGCGGCATCCGCCGAGGGCGGAGTCGGAGGGTTGGCAACCATGTTGTAAGCCTCTGGCGTGTCGGCCGGTAGAGCATCCGATGATGGAAGGAGATAAGGCAGGGTCGAGTGCGTCCTATCTACTGACAGTCTCTGCGACTGTTCAGCAACCGCCTGAGTCTTGATCAGCAATGCATCTAGAGTTTGCTGATCAAAGCGTTTCTCTGTCGCGCGCTGCTCTTCATTCCTTTGCTGGAGTGAGGGCGCAGCAGGTAGAACTTCTGATGCCAGCGCTGCGACCTTTGGAACATCGCCTCGATCGTTCAATGCGGAGCCCTTTTGACCAGCAGTAGCGGTGCTTTGAACAGGTTCGGGAAGCATCTGATAAGAGACTCTCCCAGCCGCTAGAGCAGGCTCAGATCTACCGGAAAGCACCGGCAACTTTTGCTCAATCTGCCGAACCTGATCATGTTGAGTCGTCTCTGTTTTCGGCTCATGCCGATCACCAAGTTGCTCGGAGAGCTGATTACGCCGATCAGCATTTTCAGGGTTGTCTGCCGGTCGCTCGTACATTTGGCGGAAGACATCAGAGGCCCTTCGCGCCGTCTTTGCCTTGGAAAGTGCGTCCCCCGCTGCTCTCTCCTTGTTTCGCAACTCGAACAGCACGAACTCAAGCTGCTCTTTTTCATTGGACTGGTGAATATCCTTACCATATTCAGCCTCAAAATCCTGCTGCCGTTCCGGTTGCCATTGGGCCAGACCGTATGCTTTTCCATTACCACCCACGGCGTCCGGCCGCATTCCACTTTCAGCGCTCAGGTTCGCCACGATGCCGTAGGATTGCGGGCGGGTGTAGCCATTTTCAGTGAAGAATTTAATCGCGCGCTGATGAGCATCAAGCTTGTTGTTTCCGAGCCGACGGAGGTCTTGTTTAGTTTGACTGTTGTCGGTATCAGGCCTCTGTTGCTTACCGAGTTTTTTTTCGATCTCGGGGCGCAGAGGTTTTTCGGGGTCATCGTCGATATGGGCGCTCGGCATTTTTTCGTAAAACTGGCGCTCGGCGGCGTCAAAACCCTCACCGAGCAAGCTTTTCGCAGTTGGAAATTGCTCTCCAATACTGCCGAAGTAACCCTTGACCGCTCCTGTGTACGCGCTGACCACACCACCTTTATCCCACCCTTCGGTTGCTCCAAGATAAGTCCCCTTGACAACCTCCAGCATCGGGACATGGTCATGAACGAAGGTCGAAACTGCACTTTTGACATCCGGGTCCTTGAGTGCATCAGCAGTCCCTTTGAAGTCGCCTTTACCCACCGTCTCAGCAAAATGCATGACCTTGTCGGCGATCCCATTCTGTACAAGAAGCCCGTCTACGCGCTTTATGAAGCCATCCAAAGAAGGCAGGAATTCAGCTCCCAACTTATTGCGCAACCGCTCAAAGTCGATAGTCAGATCAACCAGCGAGTTCTCGAACGCTCGAGCATTGGCTACATCCTGATCGGTGTAAGTCGAACCCGGCTTGTCAGACTGCTTGATGCCAGTGCGGTAATCCTCGCCCAACGTCACGATTGCCGACTGACTGAGTCCGAGGGAGCTCCCGATACCTTGTTTTATCAGGGGATCGGGCGCGCGCACTAACTGCTTCTGGAAAGTATCGACCACATCCATGGTTGGACGCTCAAAGGCGTCCGTAAAGTCAGAGGGCACGCCGCCATAACGCGCAATATCGGTCGGAGTTTTGCCTAGTAAGGAATCGGCCTTGACCTTCTGGGCTGCCTGGAGAATCTGCGTTCCGACATCGTCATCACCGGTAATCTTCTTACCGAACCTGTTGAGGTTCTGGAAATCAGCTTTGGAGACGCCGTAAGCGCCAGCACTTACCTCGGTCTTAAGCGCCCCACTAGCATATTTCATGGAGTTTGACGCAAGTCCTTCAATACCCGCAGTTGCAAGAGCCAGAGGGCTGCCGCCAGCCAGCATATTGGTTACGCTGCCAGATAAAGGGCCAAGGCCCGCTGCTGAAGCGCCGCTTGAAAGCAGTCCTACAACCGCTTGCATCTCACTTCGCAAGCTTCCCATTTGCTGCGTGGCAGACCCCAACCGCGCCTGCAGCGCACTCATGGATTGAGGGACGCGGATCAAGGTTTTGTCGAGCTGGCCCATATCCTGTTCGAGATGACGTGCGGTAGCACCAGCTTCAGCCAGGTTTTTGCTGATCCTATCAAGGCTGATCTTTTCTCGATTGCGCATGACCTTGTTGATAGCGTCGTCCAAGTCAGTGACCGCTTGAGCGCCCTTTTCCAAACTGGCTTCATCGACTGTGACGCCAAGCCTGAGCAGCAGCGTATCGATTACTTTTTCCGACATTTTTTCTCCAGAGAGCAAATAGCTATCAGATTGGCATGCTGCTCGATTCAGGAGAGTTCGAGGCTAAACATGGCTTTGATCAATTGCGACGAGTGTGGTGGGAGGCTATCTACCGGGGGTAAAAAGCTGCCCTCACTGTGGCGCAGTCAGGGAAAGGCGACAGATCGAAATCCGCCATGTAGAAGCTGGCGGAAGAGTCTGTCCGGCAAGAGGAAAGTTCTCATTGTTAATGGATGAGTGACCATATTTTCGGTCTCTATGAATGATTACTTAGTTAACTTTTTATAGGAGATGCCCTGAAGTAAAAAACATATACTGCGCTTATAGGCGCAGTAAGCATGAATGTGACTTTGACTCTCGAACCAACTCCATACTTAACGTAGATGTTTCTGAAGGGCGGCTTTAAGGGCTTTAACGGCGCGCATTCATCGTCCGTGTGTACATCGCTTCCATTTCGTCCATGACAACATGCATCTGCATGACGTCGCCCAAATCAAGCGTTCCATCAATCATTTGCTCATAGCGCGCCAGCGGCGCCGTGCAAGCAGCCGACGCCAGGCATGGTCGCCAGAGAAACCAGTTGACCCCGCTTACGCTGCGTCCTGCTGCTCTCCGGCGCTTTGAGGGAGCAGCTCGAAAAAACCCTTAAGGTTCTCGCGAAGAACGTATGCCACCAGAAGGTAGTAATACTGGATGTTGTCCTGAAACAGATTGGGCCCGATCGGAAGGACAATGTTGCCTTGGCCGTCGTCGCGCATGATCAGGTCGGCGGCACCGTTACGTAGCGCCAACGCGGCGAGGCGTTGCAGTGCTTCGAACGGGGCGCGGAGAAGCGCTAAAACAAGCTCGGCATCACCTGAAGGGTTTTTTTCACTCAAGAAAGAGATCAGGCCCACGTTGACGGACAGATGCAGCATCTCTTCCTGGGCCTTGGCTGGGGCAGTAGTGCCGCCATACTCCACATTGGCAATCTGGAATTTAAGTTGACGAGCCATGGTATTCCTCGGGAATTTGGCCGCCGGAGCGGCCAGTGGATGGATGTCAGATTTCTTCGGAATCGTTGAATTCGAAGATGAACTGATCGTCGGACACACTTGTTTTACCGCCACGACCGATCGGGCCGCGCTTGGTGAGGATGCCGCCATAGAACACCAGAGACTCACCCGATCCAGACTGGTTGAACGCCCCGTAGAAATCGACGCGGGCCTTGTCCAGAGCGATGATCTGCCGTGCTTCATCAGATCCCGGAAGCAGGTTTACGGTTAACTGCTTTGCACGGGTCACATTGTCGAGGCGTATGGAACCGCCGCTCGTGCCGCGCTTTAGCGCGGCACGAGGCTCAATATCTTCGATTACGATCGGCGGATCGGTGTCGCCAAATGAGCTGATCGTTATTCCGTTGAGGGACAGGTTCGATCCAGCAGGTCCGTAGTTGAACATTGCCATGTGTATTACTCCACGTAGAGGCTGACAGGGATGAGGTGCGCCGCGCCATTGCGCAGCACGTAAACGTTCAGCACCGGATAGGTACGCTGCTGACGCTCTGCGGTGGTAAGACTCTCCACATCGGTAGGGTCGTTATTGATGTAAAAACCGTTGGCCAGATACAGCTCCTTTCCCGTGTCCGGATCGACGATGCTGCCCGCCCCCAGAAAACCGTTATCGAAGTATTGCTTACAGACATTCCCGGCCTCGGTGATCGCACCTGAGAAATTCTTTGCATCCAGCCCGCGCTTGGTCTGCGGCTGAACCAGCCAATTGAACAGGCCTACCTGCAGTGCATTGGCCAGCATGTCTACACCGATCACGTCATCGATCCATTCGCCGTAAGCGGAGGGTGACTGCGTGTTCATTGCCATGCAGCCAGTAGCGCTACCGCTGGAGACAACCTTGGAGAAATATGCGCATTTCTTGGCCCTGAGGATTCCGATCGCAGTAGGCGACAATCCATCGGCAGTAACGCTGGCCAGGTTCTGGTACTCGCCGGTGATAGCCGTGTTGGTGCCCGCAGGGTTCCACTTTGTAAACTTGCCCGCCAAGGCGTTCATCGGGTAACCCTGAGTGACGTCAGCGGCCAGGGTAGAAGGTGCGCGGAAGCCCTGGAACACGTGGCGAGCGCCAAGCTCGGAGATGACAGATGCCAAATCCGTCGTGGAGCCCGCAGTAATAGCGGCGGCATCGCTGACGGTTACCCATACAGCACGGTTTGAGGCATCCGCCCAGCTCGCGAGTGCCGGAACGTTGTCTGTTTTGATATCAGAGTTCTTGAAGAAGTGGTTGTATCGCCATACGCCGGATGCGGCGACTTGCGATGCCGCAGCAGTTGGGTCGACCGAAGCGCTGGATTTCATGAAGACCGTGAACACCGGGGAGCGTGTCTTGTTCGCGAAGTACGAGGACGCGAGATAGTAGATCTCGGAACTGGTGCCAAACGTAGTGACGATGTCGGTGAGCGTGGTGTAATCCCGGTATGTGTTCACCGGGAAAGTCACGCCAGCGGCGAGGTCAGTGAGGTCAGCAAATGCCACCGAGCTGGTGAAATCTGCATCTGCCAGCCCTGCCGATGAGATCGAAACCGAGATGGGAACGATGTTGGATATATCAACTGCCATAGTATTTTCCTGATTGGAGTGTGTGTTGAGTCACGGCGTCGGACACTTCGAACTTGAAGCCAGCGGCGCGCAAGATGGTGTAAGTAGTCACGACCTCGGCATAGAGCGTGAGATCGCATTGATGACGAGACTGCAGACTGACGTCTTGTAAGGCACTCAAGTCGCCAGACTGATTCGTTTGAAACCATCCAACTTTATTTCTACGCAAGAGCGAGGCAATGTCAGGACGAAAGTTACCGTTGGGGATCATCATCGCCGCTGTCGCCGCTCCTTCGTTAAACAGGTTTACTGAAAGCTGGAAAATCATTGTGGAATTCATCGCGACTTCGTAGTCGGTCGAGTACATAAAAGTGCGATCAATGGGCTCTAAAGCCGGAGCGTCGATGTAATCGAAGTTAGGGCAGCCATAAGCGCGAACGGGAGTCAGTGAGTATGACGCCGAGAGATCTGTTCCATCCGGCATAGATCGCCCTTGATTAGCAGCGATTACGCGGTCAGGCGCCACACCCGTCAGGGAGCAGATCATCTGTTCCCAGATAGGGTTGAGTTCATCGATATTCTTCATAGGGTACCTCTGTGGCGCTCAACTGTTGTTTGGCAACAACCACGCCACGGTCTGTTATTACGCCGGCAGAACCGCCATCGATACACGGCCGATCGTCTAACAACTCGAGTAGACCAATAAGCACGCCTGATTTATCCTGATAATGGTTGCCCCCTGAATATGTGCATGATTCTCAGATTCTGTGAGTTAGAAAACCCAAAGCCGATTGCCACGGCCTCCGCGTTTGAAAAATATTACCGAGTTTTTAACAGTGCTAATTAACTGCATGAGTCAATGTTGGATTGCAGCTATCAACGCCGCACCCGTTATATTCTTGGATATTTGGCAGCAGCATCAGAGGAGGCAAGAAATGTTTCATAAGTTGAGTTCCACGTACCCGAGGCACAAAACACGACTGTGATATCGGAAACCATCGTAGGCTGCAGCTGCTGCGCGAGGATTTTGTAACCCGTGCCGTACATATTGAAGTTATCGAAGGACTGAATAGCGGCTTCCAGAGTCGTGGCCACTGCTGAGAGTCTACGCCGTTTTCCAGCAAGTAACTCTTCGGTAGGCGCCCAGTAGACATACCAGTTTTCTTGGCCTTTCCAATTCCAACCATTGCTCATAGTTTCTCCAGGCACATAAAAATAGCCCTTTCGGGATATGAATCAATCTTGGTTTTGATCTTCCCAGTCAGAACGCCGTTTGCAAGTGCAGCCAACAGGGTAAGCGTGCTCATGAATCCCAGCGACACGACGCACGCAACTGTAACTCTTCCAAACCGAACGTATGCCGATCGGTGAAGCTGCTCGATGAGCCGGGTTTTCTAACTGCCTATCGGTCGTGCCCTTTAAACGATTCCCTCGACGATTTGGCGACGGACCTCGTTAATTTTTTCCAAGTGATAATGCTCACGCACGTGCTCGGCCAACTGCTGCCCCCGCTCTAAGCGATAACCCTCGTCATATATCAATCGGGCGGTGCGCTTTCGCCATTCACTACCATCTGATGCGTATTCAACGACGTCATAGTCAGTGCAATTCTGATAGGGGTGAACATTGGATACCACAATGGGAATGCCCTTCGCACCGGCCTCAAGCACCTTGAGGTTCGACTTGCACCGATTGAAGCTGGTATCCACAAGCGGTGCCAAAGCCAGCGCATGACCTTCGTACAGGTTCATGTACTGGTCAATCGAGGTTTCTGCCTTGTAGTTAATGTTGGGACCAAACAAGGCCTCGATCTTGCGCCACTCTTTGCGCTCAGGGTTATGCCCGGCCACAGTGAGGTGTTGTTCGTCTACGTGGCCTGCGAACAGCATTATGTCGTGCCGGTGGGTCGTGCCAGCCACATACACGATGGGACGGTCACTCTCGGTGTCCTGAGACAACGTGAACTGACCTTGATCGAATGGCAGCGCGTTGGGCAGAATCTCAACGCGCTTGGCATACGGGGCTATGGCCTTGGCAAGTTCCGTGTTGGTGCAGGTCACCAGATCGGCCAGCATCATCGATTGCTGGATGATCTCGGCGACCTTGTTGCGCTTGAACAGCTCATAGAGCACGTGGTCCGGACCCACTTCGAAGTGGTCGTCCAAATCACAGATGATCTTGATCCCGGCCTGCTTCATTGCCACAAGCGAGCGGATGCCATGGGATGGCTGGCGGTTGAAGACAAACACTGGTGCCTTTGGGTCCGCCTTGAGGTGGCCGTAGGGCATGATGATTCTGTGGAAGTCGCATGAGGTATGCGGCCGGATGTCGAGCATCAGATTACCGCGACGCGCGACTGGGCTGATCGAGGCGTTCATTCCGCGTCCTGGGCAAAGGGGTAGTAAATTTGGTCGCTGTTCAGCTCGGCTTCGAGGACCACGCGGTTAACTTCGATGTAGGCACCCTTCTCTTCCCAGGTCAGATTGTGCATGGCCGTCACGCCATACACGTCCTCTGAATGGATATAGCCAAGGGTGCGGATCGGCGACGGAAAGCCAGTCTTGTTCCCAGCCAGTCCCGACCGCAGGGCGCGAAACGTGTACCCATTATCTTCGTGGCCGTACCGGTCATACCCGGTGTTGTAGAACCCCACCTGTTCGAGCAGCGTTCGGGTGTACATCGCGAACTGCACAAGCATGCCATTCCAATAGACCACCTCACCCTCCGTGCCATTTACCTCTGCGTTGAAGATGTCCGGCAGCCCGAACAGATGAATCCCGGTCTTCAGGTGTTGCTCAACGAAATATGACTCCCATCCATGACGGGTTGGGTAGCAGTCATCGTCAAACACGAACAGCAGGTCACAGCCGTCATCGCTCATGGCTTTTAGCACCCGATTGCGTGCGAAAGCAGGCCCTTTGCGCTCAACGTCGGTATAGACATGAAAGTGTGTTCCAGAAGCCAGCTTGTAATCTTGGATGGGCCTCACACCCATAGTAATGACGCCAACACCAATTCGCATTGCTTACCTGCGCTTCGTTATAAATGCTTCAGTTGATGAATTGTCTGGCTGTACAGCCGCGGCTTACTCACCCGGTCACATTCAACGCGCCCACAAAAAACCCAGCGGTCAGACTGGGCTTTGATGAAAGGCTTGTCCCGGGCAAAAGCAATAGCTCGGGGATCGTGGTATTACTAAATTACTTGCAATAAAGAGCTCCGAATTCGTCGGCAATGCTGTTCGCTTAAGCCGCTGACCGAAGGCTTTTGTTTCGGTGTTGCGGCGAAACCTAAAAAAATGGCGCTTTCTCATTTCTGGGTAAGCGCCGTTTTTTCTTAAGTGAACAGCATTGCGAATTCGTCATTGCCGGGTGTGTAGAGGACTTTCACCTCCAAGCGCCCGCTTGACCACCACAGCCAAGCTGGATGCGCTAGCGCACAACGCGCCATGCTTGGTGCACCCAATAAAAAGCCCGACACAATGGCCGGGCTTTGACGTGTCAATCTTCAACGTTCGCAGAAATGACAGGATGACGTGAATAATGATGCTGTGATGGGAGCTTGTCAATAGGCATTACGCAGTTGATGCAAAAAACGTATCCCTGCTCCTAGATGACATCGTCCGCACTCAACGCCCATTCACCGTCTTGCTGAGAATGCCTGAATCTTGCGCCACCACTCACGGCGGGCAGGCTTAAAACCAGCTTCCGTTGTCCCATGTGGTCATGTCCTAGAACTCGGCGGACAGCATGATCATATTGGTGGATAGATTGATGGAGCTTTGTCTATCGCCCCATTCGCCGCCATGACTCTTTTCAATGTGTATTTGCTTTATGAACGCCTTGAGTTCCGCATCCGCCCTGGCGTATCGGCTTGCAAGCTCATGCCTGAACGATTCTGCTGCTCCCGCAGCGATTGCGCTGATGAGGTGCTTTACATTGGCCTGAGTCAGAACATGTTGCAT